AATGTTTCTGAATAAAATTGATCAATTCAATTATAGTAAATTGTAATAATATATATATATTATTACAATGAATAGCATTCTAGAGTTTAATCGGGTAATTGCCAAACACAACAATATTAAAAAAACAAATAATAGTAATAAGACTACTGCGAATATAACTAATAGTAATGTGTCAGGAAATACACCACTAGTATTAACCTACTGTAATGATGCTGAAGAAATAAAGATCGATAAAATAAATAGGTTGTATGATAAAATGTATCGATTAGCATTCATGGAGATAGATAAGGGTATATTGTTAAAGCCACCTAGATTAAAACGGTCTGATAACAATTGTACGGACCAGCCAGTAAATATATTTGATGTTCAAATATTAGAACACATGATATCGAAATTAGAAAATAATATGACAGACATGGAAAAAATAGACATGTATGAGATTCGGTTAAATAAACTAGAAGAGCATATCATACAAAAATACGAAAAAAGTATGTATGCTGAAAACTAATATCACAAAAATATTATGTCTTGTCTTGTCTTGTCTTGTCTTGTCTTGTCTTGTCTTGTCTTGTCTTGTCTTGTCTTGTCTTGTCTTGTCTTGTTTTGATCATATTTGACAAAAATGCTGTATATGTGATATTTTACTAAAATATTCAACTAACGGATCGTTATTATAATCGTGAATGTAATATACATTTTTTATTCCGGATGCGCATAACATTTTCATACAATTTACACATGGATAATGAGTAATGTACGCATCACATTCGTTTGTACTAACTCCTCTTTTAGCACAATCTGTAATCGCATTTTGTTCGGCATGTACTGTAGCTTGTTCATGATTATTTACTACCATGGATTCGTGCGGCGCCCCCGGTAAAAATCCATTATAACCTTGAGATATAATGCGATTATCCTTTATTAACAAACAACCCACCTTTAATCTATTACAAGGTGACCGTTCGGCCGTATATTCTGCTATTTTCTTGAAATAATCTTGCCATGAAGGACGCTCCATATGTATGAGTAAATATAATAGAAATATATTATTAACTAACATTAGATCTATAATATATTATCATGTTAAATACTCTAATAACAAGCCTTATAGAAAATATACCAAAATCGAATATACCGTCTGAGATAGACCTAGTACTTGATGGGGGCGCTTTTAATGGGTTATACATGATCGGAAGTCTATTTTACTTGAAGGAACTAGAGAACAGAGAGAAATTACGAATAAAACGGGTGTCCGGATGTAGTATTGGATCGGTATTAGGACTTGTTTTCATTCTAAATAAACTTGACCTGGCACTATGTGTTTTTAAGGACGCGTATAAATATTTGCGTAAACATCAAGATTTGAAAAAATTTATAGTCGTACTAACACGCCGGTTGAGTGAGATTATAGATGATAATGATATAAGTAAACTAAATCGGCGTTTTTACTTGACCTATTTCGATACTATAAAAGGAAAACAAATTATAAGGAAAACTTACAAGTCCAAACAAGACTTGTTAGATTGTGTATTGAAGTCAATATATGTACCCTACATAATAGATCGAAATCTAACTGATGGCGACGGATGTATAGATGGAGCGTTCCCATATATGTTTAAGAAAAAAGAACAAGGCAACCGGAAAATACTGTTTATAAATTTACAAAGTTGGGATAAGATACTGAAAATGTTATATATAAAAAACGAAATCAATATTTATCCGAGAGTCTTTGAAGGTTTAATGGATACGCACAATTTCTTTAACACCAATACACCGAATAATTTGTGTAGCTATGTTAACGACTGGGGAGTTATTGACATTATATTATTTCGTATGCGAGAGAGTATATATACCTTTTTAATTTATGCGTTGGGTATAGGTCTTCAACTAGACTATGTAATACCAAACAAATGGAAGAATGTTCCTATTGTTCAAAAAAATATATCTATATTTAAAAATTTATGGCGTGACATCATCATGTACATAAGTATATAGACTGTCCGGTTATAGTCCAGTTATTAGATCAAGGATGTTTTTACTTTTAGTACCTTTTTTACTTTTTTTACTGCGTGTAGCATTTTTTTTGACCAGTGGTTTCTTTTTCGTATTTTTCGTCTTGTTGCTCATTTTTTTGGCTTCTTTGTCTTGGATTATTTCATAAGGAATATACCTTAAGAACCAGGATTCATAATCCAAACTATTTCGATTATTTTTTAATTCTTTATATTTATCGGCCTTAATATTTCTCATGTCTTCCAGAGTTTCCTGGACACCATAACAATTTATAGTAAAACGCTTTAAAATGCCTTTTTGTTCTAGTCTGTTTTTTTGCTGAACATCAAACAAATATTGTGCCATACATAAAATTCTGTTTTCATCGTAATAGTCGCGATTACTAAAATAAAAGGCGAAATAAAAGCTCAACATGGTATCTATTGTTGCCACACGAATATTCTTATTATTTCTGTTTACAATATTATAACTGTGACATGCCAATGGTTTATATATAAACGCAATCGTTTCGACAACATTATCTATTTTTATCTTGATTTCGTAGTGGGGTGCTATGATTTCGCCAACACCATCCCGTTTAATTATTTCAATTCCTTTATAATTAAAATCTTCTAATCTTTCTTTTAGCATGGCTGCTGCCTGTTCGGGTTCTTCTGCCAATACGTCAAAATCCGGTGTTTTTTTAAAAAGCTTCTTCTGCTTTGACGGCATATAACTAGAATATAAAAAACTAGCAAAACCTCCAAAAAACACTAGTCCTTGATCTATAAATGAGTCGCGGACAATATAATACAATTGTTCTTGTCCCTTGTAATCCTTTTTTTCAAATTCGCGTTGAAATAATTTCGGATCACAATGTTTACCACGCAATGGATAATTTTTGTTTAGTAGTATTAGTCTTTTTAGAACCTTCTCCCATCGACTTATATCACCATCCGGTCTAGATAACTCAAGGTACATATTCATCCTTAGAAAGTTGGGTGGGCAATATAATATACCATATACACGAATCGAGTCCTTTTGTAAACGTTTAAATAACGCGTTTTCCAATATTGTGATATCCGCTACTGGTATAAAATTTACAAATACTTTATATGTACCATGATGAACGCCCGATTTTGCTTCTACTTCCTGAAACCCAGCATTGTAATAAATATCCGCTAATTCCGTTGCGTCATTTAATGCGTCAGGTGAATAGAAATCGTAATCTGGAATTTCAATATTTTTATCGTAGAATTGATCTTCTAAAGGAAGAATATTATTGATAGCAGTACCGCCATAACATACCAGCCGTTTCTTCTTTAAAAAATCTTCTAAGATGGAGATGATCCTTTTAACATCAGGATCACTTAGGGTTTTTCTACCTTTTTTTTTCTCGACTATATCTACCGCAGCTCTTAAATTAGCGAGTTCTTTATCAGCCAATGTCATTTTTGTGTTACAACTACTCATTTGGTATAATATATATATATTATACTATAATTATTTTACAGTTCGAGTGTTTGAAAAATTCAAATGCCTGTATTGTATTTTATCGCCGTTTTTCGTCGATAGTATACCTGAAATATGGATTTCGGAAATATAGAGGATAAAAATAATGATTTCCCCTTGATATGTAGGGGATTTTTTTTATATATTTAATATAAAGGTTCATTAGATGATGTAGTAGAGCCACTACATGATGTAGGGAAGAGTTTTTGACTAAAAAAAGGCACTGTATTAGATGGATGTAGGTAAATTACAATTTCATGTTTTTCAATTCTATTTTTCAATTTTTAAAATTACACACAAGGTTTTTGTGTTGTTTTTTGAAAATAGGATTTTGAATTTAAAAAGTGGTGAAAAATGACATGAGAGCATAAAGGTAAGGAACCGTTTTTGTAACCGGAAAAGTTGTGATGGTAAAAAAAAGCATTTTAAAGTATTTTATGTAAAAGGATTTAGGCGTTTTTTCTGTTAGTATAATATACTAATAAATGACTAACAAAAAAGCGCCAAAAAACGCCAAAAAATTTTATTGCGAAAAATGTGACTTTGAATGCTATAAACAATGCGACTATAATAGACACATAACTACACTGAAGCACGAAATCCTAACAAATACTAACGAAAAAAACGCCAAAAACGCCAAAAACGCCAAGACATTTGAATGCGAGTGTGGGAAAAACTACAAACACATGTCATCATTGTGTGGTCACAAAAAGACTTGCACAGTGGTTCAAGAAGAAAACAACCGGAAAAAAAATCATACGACTCCTGGCTTTGAAATAGATAAAGAGCTGTTGGTAAAGTTACTATTGAAAAATCAGGATGTTATGGAAAAGATGATGGAAATCATGCCTCAAATCGGAAATCAAATCCATACAAACAGCCACAACACCACAAATAACCAATTCAACATTCAAATGTTTTTGAATGAGCATTGTAAAAATGCCATGAATTTAACTGATTTTATAGATTCTTTACCTATTACAGCAGAAACATATGATAGTACCATAGAAAATGGGTTGACTAAGACAATAACGAACATGTTAGTCAATGGACTAAGTCAGTTGGATATTTTGGATCGTCCGATTCATTGTACAGATGCTACCAGGAAGATATTGTATGTGAAAGATGATAATACATGGGAAAAGGATAATGAGCTATTACGCGTACTGAAAGGTATCAAAACCCTATCTATAAAACAACGCACAATGCTAAATAAATGGCAAGATGCGAATATGGGATGGGATACGAAAGAGAATCTTCAATCAAGAATGACTAGACTCGTATTTAATTCCATGACATCCATAGAAAAGGATGACAAGGAAACAGGAAAGATCATAAGAGCAATAAGCAAAAATGTATATTTAGATACGGATACAAAGGATCAATACATTCGATGAAATCAGAACCGTTATATTAGACACTGAACGAATAAAAATCAGTGGTGGTTGTTCTTGTAGTGAAAGAATTGGCGGGATTTTGCGGGGTTGGATTAGGTACAGTAACTGGTATGTATCTTAATTCTTCGGGTTTTAGTACAAATGAATGACCTACTTTGTCAAAAAATAAGTTGTAATATTCCATATTGGAGTCAAAATTTTGAAAACACATTCCTACACATTGAACACCATATTTCATATGTAAACTAGCATCTACATTTGTATCGTATGCGCTCATATCCGGCATACTTATTGTCATATATTTTTTGTTATATTCGATTAACTCGTTGGAATCTGGTGTAAACTTAATATCGTATGCTCTGGATGCTCTTAGGAACATGGAATTGGAGGCAACATTAACATATTCATTTAATGGAGTATCTTCAAATAGAGGGTTCGATCGATCAACCGATATTATGATTTTACCCAACAAATTTTTCAGTGGGACTGCTCCTAAATTATACCCCGAGTATTGATAACTATATGCTTTATCTAATAGCCGCGAGTTTATCGTGCTATAAATCATATTAGCCATATCAGTATAAATCTGTTTATTATTACTTTGAATTCTAAAATGTAATATCAATGGATCATTTGGACAAGGACAAGACCCTCCACTAAAGGCATGTGTGTTTATTACATTCAATGCTTCGTCTAAATATATTTGGTTATACATTTCTTTGACATTATAGTTGTTAATGGATGACGCCGCGATGATAGGTTTGTTATCAACTGATGAATAAACCTCGAAATCTAATACTCTGGCACCTTGCGCAATACATGTCTTGAGAGGAAGCGTGTCTACATAGTCATTTTTGAATTGCCCACCGCAACAACAGTTATAAGCCGTTTTAATATAATAGTCTCTTAATAAGTATTGATATGTCGCGTCATTCGTGTTAAGTGTAGATAACTTGGGAAAAGATGGATATATTTTAGAAAGGACTTCGTTATTAGACTTGTTTAATTTCATTTTATTAATCGTGTACATGAATATGGAAATTAGTAAAAAAGCAACGATAAAATATGTAGTGTATTTAATGGTGGATGCCTTGTTTTGTTCCAAATATAATTTTGAGTTTGACATAATGTCAGTTATATTATTCATTATCTTATAATAAGTTATGAAAAAATTCTACGGTATTACTAAAATGTCGACGAAGACTCAAAATATATATATCCGGAATAAAAAGTTAAATAATATTGTAGGATAAATATATATGCCAGGAGGACTATTAAATATCGTAGCCTATGGAAATCAAAATGTATATTTAAACGGAAATCCATCAAAGACCTTTTTCAAAACAACTTATAAAAAATATACCAATTTTGGACTCCAGAAATTTCGTTTAGATTTTGATGGCTTACGGAATTTACGAATGACAGAATCGTCTAAATTTACATTTAGAATGAAAAGATACGCTGAACTCCTAATGGACACATATTTAGTAGTTCAGTTGCCTACAATTTGGAGTCCTATTATTCCGCCGGTGGATGCCTCGGATAATTGGGCTCCATATGAATTTAAATGGATAGATAACCTGGGAACACAAATGATTGAGGAAATAGAAATTACAGTTGGAGGTCAAATATTAAACAAATATTCTGGCTCGTATCTGTTGTCTATGATTCAAAGGGATTTTAACAATGTTAAAACAGATTTATATGATAATATGACTGGTAATACGGCAGAATTAAATGATCCCGGAAATGTTCCACCACGATCAAATATGTACCCGAATGCTTATTATACCTCGGTACAGCAAGGCCCAGAACCATCTATTCGTGCTAGAAAGCTATACATTCCTATTAATTTTTGGTTCACATTAGCTGCTAAGATGGCATTTCCACTTGTAGCACTACAATATAATGAACTAGAAATAAATATAACCATACGTCCGGTTCAGGAATTGATTGTAATTCGTGATGTAGAAGATCAAATTAACGATTTTCCATATGTTCAACCTAATTTTAATAATCCATATCATCAGTTTTATCGCTTTTTACAACCTCCTCCAGATATTTCATTGAATACTACGACCTCTTACACAGACAAGCGAACTAATTGGAACGCAGACATTCATTTAATCTCTACCTATTGTTTTTTAACAGAAGAAGAATCGAAAATATTCGCATCAAATGAGCAGAAATATTTATTTAAATCTGTTTACGATTGGAAATATTTTAATGTTACAGGTAGTCAACGAGTAAAACTGGAAAATTCGATGGGAATGGTATCCTCTTGGATGTGGTATTTTCAACGAAGTGATATAAATTTAAGAAACGAATGGAGTAACTATACAAATTGGCCATATAAATATTTGCCACAGGATGTAGAGATTGCGGATATATCTGGTAGTTATTCTATACCAGATGTTAGTTTTAATTTTGGGCCTGGATATAATCCTATAGATCAAGGCCATA